TAGAGTCTTGATGAGTTGGGCACAGATCTGCTTCACGGAGCACTCTACAATCCCAACAAGCCCTTGTTTTGTAACCTCTTGAAGCACTTTCTGGAAATTCTTAGATTGAAGCTGATCTTTTGCTGTTTGCAGAATCATTGGCTCAACAAGCTCTCGCAATTTCTTCTGGACATCGTAGTCGTTTACTACTCCCTTAAGGGCCTCAACGGCTGCCTCTTTGAGTTGCTCCTCAGAAATCTCTGCCCCAATACGAGCAACAATTAGATCGATTAACTTTTCTTTACTCATCTTCAATACATCCTTTCTCTATACCTATTCGCAATATCAGACTCTTATCATCCCCCTTGGAACTCCTGAACATATCTGATGGGTGATATTCTTTCTGTCTTGTCCAACCACCTCGACAATCATAGAATGAACCGGCAAAAATTTTTGCTTCTATTGACTTCTCCTCAAAACTCGACAAGGCATTCTTTTCAAACTCTGTTTCTGGTGTAATAACTAGTTGAACTACACCATCCTCTACGTAAATAGCTGTCTTCATCTCATTTATCCTTTTTCAAAAAGTTGCGAACGTCTCTGCATTAACTCTCTTACATCTCTTGTTCGCAAATATATTGTCTCATAATGCCACGCAGCCCGTCTTCCTTGTTCCCTCGCAATCTGGTCTCTTGTCCTGATTCTTTTTTTCTAACTCGTCTATTATGACCTTCTCACTCATCTTCAACGCATCCTTTCCTAAACTTTCGTTTATTTCTTGTATTTTCCAGGCCACAAAGGAAGTAAGAGAACAGATATGTAAAGAATCCATAAGACGTAGAAAAAGACAAGCACAAAATAAAGGTTACAATCACCTATGAACTGTTCCATCTCATTTATCCTTTTTTCAAAATCTGCTCAATAGCTGCTAAAACATATGCAATAGGAGCAACATCTTCACCTAATATACCTTCTAATTTCAGTGCTTTGCTTATTTGCCTACGTTCTTTTCTCCATTGCTCATTCTCTTCTCGGAGATTGTCAAGTTCAGCAAGGATGTCTTGTCTGATAAATTCCTCTATCTCATCTTCTATTTCTATACCATGTGCTTTCCTAAGATCTTCTGCTACTTCTTGAGAATAAGAAACATTAGCTCCTAAGATCTTCTTTTTTACCATCTTCCCTTTACTCATCTTCAACATACCCTCCTACATCTTTGAACCCACAAAGAACCACGAGCTCCTTATGCCCATTATAACCACTTACATACGTTCTCCAGGGAACAGTTTTATCGTACACAACCTTCATTCCAACTCTCAAATCAGAAGTCGGAATAAACTTCTTTTCCTTATTATCATAATAGCCAGGTCCAAATGATAAAACAAGTCCATAATCACCTCGACCAATAAGTTCGTCCCCTGCATCAATATAGTTTTCGGGCCTTAAAATATCACCACCATCAACATAAGTTTTTGGTAGTGGTATAGGCCAGATACAAACGATATCTCTGATTGCTCTAAGCTCAAATCGGAACCTGTTGCAGTTAGGACATACAAATGGGCAACCCATATCGCTCATCTTCTTCCAAATAATGTTCCAATAGGAAGTTGGTGGAAAAGGGCGTTCACCAAACTCAAAACAATATGCACACTTTCCAGGATAAGAACCACTAGAAAATAGTTTCTCCAGTTGTCTGCGGGTATACCTATTCTTACACTTCATCTTAAACTTTCTCCACTTTTACTTCCCGTAACTCTGGCCACAATGGATGATGTATAACTGCATTCCCCTCTGTTTCCTCAAACGTAACTGAGTAAAGAAACAGAGAACCCATTTTCCTGGTATATTTTGATAAAGCCACATCAATTGCAGTGGCAATCCTCTCACAAATGTTCTCAGCCGTAGGTGGACCATCTATAATAACTAAACGCAATGGATCTATCTTATCATCCTCTATACCCTTCAACAAATACTCTAATAGGGTATCACTTTTCTGGAGAACAAGTGCGTGGTCATACTCCTCCAAAATCTTGGCCAGCCATCCAAACTTTCCAAAGTCACAAACCATCCCGGATAACTCCTCTTTCTTCCCCTTAAACACAATCCGAACCCTTCCGGAATGTCCGTGAAGATATCTGCAATTCCCTTTGTGACCAACCAAACGATGTGCGTACTCAACTTTGTAATTTTTCTCGATCTGCACTGTTTACTCCTTTCTTTTCAATAGGAAATACTCTATACTCGAAAGCATCAGTCAATAACTCTCCCACATGTTCAGTACAAGCAAATGTTGACTCGATGCAAGCAAATTTTGACTCGTGGTGTATACAGATTTTCCATTTCGCACTCTTCTTACAGTCCGGAAAACAACACTTTTGTTCTTTCGATATATCTTCAGTTTTGATCCATCTTTCATATTGCTGAATAGTGACTGCAAAAACTTTTAAGCTGTTTACTATGTATTGTGCCAACATCCAATTAGGTATAGTGATGTATGATAAGCTTATTTCTTTGTGTTTGTTTATTAAAACTGTAAGCTCTTTTTCAAAATCACTCATTCTTTTCCTTCTTTCTTTAAGTACTCACACAAAATCCTCTCGTTGCTGAAACGTAGTGTTAAAAGCTTTCATACATTCCATTAGGTATCGTGCCAGTATCCAATCAGAGGTATTGGAGGCATTCTCCATACTGTGCTTATCTATTAAGCGTTCGAGTTCTTCTTCAAATTCACTACAATCCTCTGTATCTAAAATAAGTACATTGGCAAATGCTTCAATACCTTCTTTGCGTCCCGCAATAAAACGTTCGTCTGTTTGATGTTGCTTTAGTTCTGTACTTAACATCAACGCGTGTTTAACCTGTTCGATTTCCTTTTTTGTAATCACTTTATCCCTCCTTTCTCTAAGTACTCACAAATGTACGGAAGATTTCGATATTGCTCACCCAATCCCATACCACAACCTACGAGGAACTTCTTTCCCTCATATTTGAATCCTACTATATCAATAGGAAGAGAATCTGAGCTTAATTTGCTCTCTTCTCTTTTATCCACAAGAACACAACAATGGATTGACCGTGGAGAAAGTTGCTGTATCAAATAAGAAGCTTTTGCAAGCGTTCTTCCTTCCTGGACTACATCATCAATAAGCCATACATCTTTATCTCGAAGGAAATCGTCTTCAAAAACCGGCTTGTAAGTTACGGAAGGACCAAGTGGAGAAGGAGTTGTTTCCCTACCAAAATAACGATTCAACCCAATAAATCCGTATGGAATGTTAAGTTCGACAATATATTCCAACATTGCCATCCCAACCCAAACTCCACCCTTCAAAACCATAATAAAACAAGGACTCTGACCTTCCTCAATTTTACTTTGTATCTCTCCTGCCATACTAAGTACAGCAAGATAAACTTTTTCTTCTGAATATATCTGATTGAGTTCTTTCGGTAAATTCGTATCCATAATCCTTTCTTACTATCCCAGTTTACTTAAGTCGGCATCCATTCTTATTACTGACAAAGTATCCGAAGCTTCATTCATTACACAATACTCTCCATCCTCTAAAATAACTTCCTGCAAATACTTCTTGGCGCTCCCTTTTTTCAAACATTTAACTTTATCAATCGATAAAAAATACAACCTACAACTTATCAATTTCGAGTGCTCAGAATGCAGTCTTTTGTAAGACTTCCACCACTCAGAGAGAATGTTCTTTATATCGTCTGAATCTCTAAACTTGTGAAACCTTTTCAGTAGTGTAGAAATAGCATATGATATTATAAAACCCAACAGAAAAAGGAACGGAATAATAAGCGCCCACTGCCAACCATAAAGTGTAACTGTTGTTCTCACTATACCACCTTCCTGACTCGACTAATTCCTTCTATCTTCTCTACGTGATACCCACAATCCGCGACATCTATCAATTGATCCTCGTGAGTCACAATGATAAATTGTAATCCAAGCATTTCAGATAGCTTCTTAATCATCACTCCGGTCTGTTCCAATCTCACTTTGTCAATATACTTTACCGGCTCATCAAGCATAATCACAGAAGCAGTTCTTGGCGTACTTATTGCCCACAAAACAACACGAAGGCCAAAAGACACAAGATCTACAACACCACCACCCTCAAGATCGTCTTTGAGTAAATTACGACGATCCCCAATCTTTAAGTAGAAGTACGTCTCCGGTTTGTTTCTTTGTATCTTATCCTCCATCTCAAACGAGTAACTAGATCCAAAAACAACCTGGAGAGCTTGAGTAACTAAGTCCTCAACTATATCCTTAACCTCTTGTTGAGCAAGAATACCAACTTTGCTCACCACTTCTCTTGCCTCTCCAAGATGCTCTAACTTATTACCAAGGCCACTCTTCTCGTCTTCCAAAACCACACAACGATCCTCAAGCAGTTTTTTCAAAGCTCTCTTCTCATAAAGAAATCTCTGGTATCCCTTAATCTGCATTCTTCTGGGCCTTATCAATTATCTCATCCATTTCTACCATAAGAGTTACCACTTGACTGTTTATGCTCTCTAATTTTTCTCTTTTCTCTTCCAAAAGTTTCTGACCCTCCTCAAGAGTACTACAACCAAACTTACTCTTAAAATCTTTGAGAAGTTGCTCTTTTCTCCCTTCAAGCCTTGACTTACTCTCTTGAAGACTTCTGATTTTCAATTCTCTCTCTTTCAGCTCATCTACAACGTTTTCTGCCATTTTATCCTTCCACCTCAGCAATGCACTCATCAATCATCGTTACAACTTTAGAAGGTATGTTATCCTTCTTTATTAACTCAGCAAGAATATCCTTCCACCCAATATACGTACCCCTACTCTCTTTCAAATTCTCAAGAAACTTCAAGAGGGTTGCATAGTCGTGTTCTCCTTTCTTCTCCTTCCTTTTGACGCTGAAGATATCTTCCACTGATTCCACCTCGAGCTTGATCACTTCGTACCTATTTTCTATTGTATCAAACAAAACGACCGCAGGTTCGTGTTCAAGATCTCTCTCACTAATTGTCTTCCTGACCAAAGCACCAGGATTGATACAAAATCTACCATCTCGCTCCTCAATGAATCGGTAATGGTAATCCCCACACACGATCAAGTTGTACTCTTTGTGTTCCTTGAGAAATCTCTGTGGATGTACAATATCTTGCCCTGGAAAGAGTGGTTTATCACCAACCATCTGATGAACAACAAGAACCTTGTACGAATCATCAACACTTGGAACCGGTACACGACACCCAAATGGGGCCCCGTAAAACGAGCACAATCCTCTGTGAATGGGAGAATCAAGTAAGAGGGTACAAAGACCCGCTTCTATCAATACCATTAATGGGCTACTTATAAAGCTCTCCACCGAATGCCCATAGATGTCGTGTTGGCCCCAGACAAGAAAGATCTTCATCTTAAACGCATCCAGATTGGAAATAATATCCGCAACAACTTCGTGTCCAATTCTCCACGACTCAAAGAAGTCACCAACTTGTAAAAGGCCATCACATTTGTGCTTGTGATAAATCATCGCTACTTGATTCAGCTTACCAAGTTGAGCACCAAAGTAATCAATATCCAGTCGATTTTCCGGTTTCCTTTTTGAAAAATGACCATCACCTAAAAGTAGTAATATCACGACTCTACCACCCTCTTGTATATCTTCCGTAACCAGTTAGCTTGAGAAACCGTAAAATTGCCTTCCCATTCATTGGTAAGACGATCAATAAAATTTATCTCGTGGTGATACAAACTTGACTCAACCTCACAAATCTCTTGTAGCATTTCATTCAACTTAATCATCTCATCGTTAGACATAAACTCAGCCATACACTTCTCTTACTACCTTTATACCATTATACCATAATCTTCAGTTCTTTTGTAAAAAACTCTGTTAAAAACATCTCTTCGGGCTTTTTGGCTCAATTGTTCCAGCGTCGATTGATGTTTCAACTTAAACTGAGACTTCGAACCAATCCAATACTTCAAACCCTTGTGCTTCTCCCAAACCACTCGATCAACTTTCTTCAAAGATATTCCAGTAAGTCCCATAATTGGAACAACGTGGTCACCAGACAGTATAATGTAAAAATCAACGTATGTCCCAACACTCCTCACCCTCTTTCTCAACCGGTTGAACATAACGAATTCTCCAATAAGTGTGCCTTAGCATTCCCTACTAACTTCTGCCCACAATATGGGCATACCTCCAATCGACTCAGTAGCTCTTCTCTTTCCAAAGTGAACTTGGAAAGTTCATCCTCTGTACTCTGAATAGTTTTCTTGGTACTTTCAACACCCAGTAAAAGAGTATTCAACTGCTCTACTTCATATACCACATCGTTGAATTCAGACATCAACTTGCTTGGACGAATCAGTAAAGAATCAACGTTGTCTGGAAGTACTACTTCCTGTCTCCTAAGTGAATTGAGAGAAACAATAAGATAATCGACCTCACGTATCTCTTCAAATAAACGTCTGGAAACACCCAAGAGCTTCTTGCTTTCCCTAAATCGTTCATCGAGACTTTCAAAGTCAATCCGCTCAAGAGAAACGAGTGCTTGTTCAGTCGAACTCAACAAATCAAGCATTGATTGCAACTCAGAAACTTCTCTCTCAAATCTTTCCTTCTCTTCCTCGCTCTTTTCAACCTCACTAAGACAATTGCCAAATCTGTCGAGATATATTTCATTTACTACATCAAGTTTGCTGGTCACCTCCAAAACTTCTTTCTCAATACTACTAATCTTAGAAGAAACCGTCCTAATCCTACCTGACAAAACCGAAACTACTTTATCAATCTCCTCCAATTTTGCAACACCCCGAATGTAGAGGGCCGACTGACCAGGTGAATCGAAAACAAGAAAGTATGGAGAATGCTGTTTTTGAAGATTGATATCAGAAAGATTAAGAAGCTCCTGAACTTGATCCGGAACTTCTGTTCCAAACGCCCTAAACACAACTTCTTTCTCATCCCCAACAATAACACTATAATAGTTATCTTTCTTTCCCTTACCCCTTGTAACTGAAAACTTACCCTTCTCATTTACTCCAAACAAAGAAACTACTACATCCGACTGACCATCCCGAATAATGTTTTCTCCACGAGGTCGATTACTAATTATCCAGTTCAATGTTCTCAGTATAGTTGACTTACCAGCTTGAGATAAACCAGTAATAACATTCACACCTTCTGAAAACTCAATCTCAGTTGACTCGTATGATAAAAAATTGTTGATAGTTAAGTGCTTAAACATCATTTACCTCTTAGGGCTTGCTCGGCCTTCAATTTGATTGTTCGTGTATCAGTATTTTTTATAACAAATCCAGCATTACAGGTATCGCTAATATGTCTCAACATCCATTCCGCAAAGTCTTTTAACCGCTTATTTTCTTCCTGCGTAGTGATACAACAGGCAGCTTTTCCTTTGGTGGACGAAAAACAGGCATCACAAATTATCCTTGACGGATGGTCACCTTCATTACCAAAACAATCACAAGGTATTTCGCTCATACCATTCACCTTTTTCTCATAATCAAAAATAAGCGATGTGGGCAGAAAATTGTTATCACATAGTCAAGTCTGTCATTTTCTGCTTTACGCCGACCTCATTAAGACTGTGCGTAGCTGCTCTACCTTGCCACCACATCGCTCTATTACGTTTTAGCATTTCTCATTCAAAGCTCGTAAAACATCTTTTCTTCTTGCTGTCCATCTTATAATCGCTTCCCCACCTCCCCACGGCTTATTGCCACATACACGAAAATTGTCTATTGACAAACGACCTCCTTCTACCCCTTGTATAAGTTCGATTTCCACTGTTCCCTTATCCTTTTCCTTTATAATTTTGAGAAGGGCTTCGGCAAATGCAGAAATGCCGTCCTTGCGTCCCTCGGCAAATTTCTCACCTACCTGATGCACCTTTATTCTTGTACTCAGCATTAACCCGGTTTTAACTGCTGCAATCTCATCCTTTGTTAGCATATTAACTACCTTTCTACTTTAGCATTAGGCCAGAGGATTTTGTGCACCTGAAGACTAAACTGAACATCCTGCAAAATCGCCGCATCCTGAATCATCATCTCAGCAAGGGCAGCAGGCCAATTAGTATAATCAAACTGATCAACTATGGCAGGACTAAACACTTTCTTCGCTTCCCACTTCGTGTTCCCAACAGCAAGCCCTCGAGCAATATAATAGTCGTTGAAATCCAATATCACAAACTTGATTATATCGACCTGGCGAAGACCTTCAAATACCAAAGCATTCATCTTATCTTCCACCCCCGAAGATGGAAGTTTGTAATCAACTACAAAACGAACGTTATCAAAAAGACCATTAGTAAGGGGCCATACAGGATAAACAAGTGAACCATTTGTCTCAATTGTAACGCGTTTGTCGGACGCCACCAAAGCAGTTACCAATGAAGTTATATCCTGAAACAGTGGCTCGCCACCAGTAATAGTTACTTTGTTGAGCATCTCAGGCCAATCAAGTATCTCATCAACCTCCTTCATATCCTTCACTGAACCATCTTGAGCATACTTGGTGTCGCAAAAAACACATCGGAGATTACAGCCACGAAGACGAATGAAAGTACACAACTGACCGGCGCCAGAGAAACCATTTATCTCACCATCCACTGAATTGAAAATCGCCTGAACATTTAGCTTCATCTTTTATCCTTTACCTTTTTAACCGTAAGGCATCTGCGACAACTTTTGCCACATCATCCTTGGTCATAATTCCATCTCTAAAATACGGAATCACATTCAAATCTATAAAGAGATAATTATCTTGTACTTCACGAACGTTTTCGAGTAGTTCAATAGCTTCCTTTAACTTTGGACTGTAGTTTCCAGGATTTCCTTGTTGATCAAATCTATGTTTTGTATCTTCTACCAACCACGATAAAACTCTCTCAACTTGTTCCATTGTAAACATTATACAATCTACTCCAACTCATAAACGGTTACATTCAAACCGTTATCCACCCATATCTCTTTAATGAGCTCTTCGATAAACTCCCAGTTGCCTCTTGCCAACCCAGATCCAAACTTAGGACACCGCAGATCTGTCCAGTATTCCATCTTCGTCCTGTTAAGTACTTCAACCATACATTCCACTAAAGCAGCATACTTCAGCGGTCTCTTGTTCCCATTACTGGGAAGCCCATCCTGGGCAATCATACAAACAACAATATCGCCAGAAGCTGTATCGGCCACAATGTTTGTACCAAGCACGTGATAAAGATATGTTTGATAGTATTTACCCACTTCGGGCCAACGCTTATCGAGTGCAGCAGTAAAACCTTTTCCCCAGACACCTAGATTGTTGCAGACGTGGGCTATCACGTTGCATTTATCTCCACTCAACGATTTGAAAATATCTCCCTTAACTACTTTGTACTTACCACGCATACTACCTCCTACAACTCAAAATCTAAACCAGACCAATATGGAAAGTTGGGCATACTCGACCTATGTATAAATGGCCGGTCCAATAGATTCACAGGATATTCTTTTGACGTTCTGAGAAAGATACGCCTCTCTGGCTCAAGAAGTTCTTCAAGTTCTATCTCACCACTACGAACCTTCAACTCTAACCAAAGCATCCGGGCCAAGAAAAAGGCATCTGCCAGATCAGTACCAACGCCATCATATTCCTCTAACTCCTTACCTTTCCGTTTCTTTGTTGTCACCCGAATTAACTTTCTTGGCACGTCAAAACCCAATCTCTCTGCTTCCAAAACCATATCCTTCTTAAAACAAAGGCCGTTGTTCGTTGCAAAAACTTTAACTGCTGTCGGAGAATGAATTCTCAGGTTATGACCACCTCCAAACAAAGTATCCTTCAGAACACCTATAAACTCGGCTATGTAGAAATACTTATCTACGGAATTATATGCATATCCTTCAAGAGACATAAACGCCTCTTCAGTACCCGGTTTAGCATTCTCGTATACAAACTTCGCCAAAGTCTCTATAGAAGCTGTTCGGCGAATAGAGTCAAAGTTTTCCCGTAGTTCCCCCTCCCGAGCTTTAGATAACTTGAACAAGTATCCGTGACCCTTAAACTTTTCACAATCACCTTTTTTGTTTGTTAAGAAGGCATAATTTTCTACATTCCCCTCCTCATTAAGGCAAATGACACCCCAATGATTCAGTGAGATATCCATACCAAAAACTACCGGTTGTCTCGTATCTACCATTCTTCTAACTTCCTACAGTTTAGTATCCACGTCATTTACCTTTTGGGATTCGCTTATCAATCCGCGTTTTTCCAATTCCTCTCCCATCTCTTTGCTAATTATGATTGTATTTTTTCGGCAAAATAGGATTCACAAAGAGCTTGAAATCCATAGCAAATATCGTAAGCGGCCCATCTTTTATTTCGTTGATTACTTTAAGCATATCAACTAAAGTAATTTGGGCATTTGCAGCTTTTGTTGTTGCACCTACCATTCTCTTGGCTTCCTCTCTTCCACAACGTTCGCTTCGCCCCAAACCTTAATAACCTCCTCCTTCAACTGCTGCTCCAGACTCTTTTCCTCAACACACTTTACCCAGGTAGACAACTTCTTTGACTCTCCCATAAACTTTATCTTTGCCAATTTCTTTGCCGCTTCCCTTTTTCCATTTTGAACAAAACTGAGAAAGTACAAGTTGCTTGAAATATCATCTACCCCATAATCAAACAAAAGAAGAAAGCGTCCTTCGCGTAGTGGCTTCCAAACTTTATTCTTCTCCACTTTGAACTTAACCCATACCCCAGTGGCCTGATCTTTGTTGTTGTACACAATCTCGTCCAGCTTCAAATGGACTCTAACCGAAGCATAAAATCCTAATGCCCTACCCCCTGGCACAACTTCTCCACCATACCCCCCTATATTATCCCGGGGCTGGTCAATACAAACAAGAGTAGTACTACTCGTAGCTAATGAGTAAATATACTTCCGTAAACCAGTAGATATCTGTTTTGCCCTGGATGTACCATACTTGTGAATTCCCGCATCAATTTCTTCCTCCTTCTCAGCAGTTGTTGGGAGAGCAGTTAAACTATCTACCACCACAATCTTGTGATAATCCTCATCAATTTCAACTACAGATTTCAGGTTAGTATCAAAAAATTGTTCAACACTTGCAGAATGGAAGAGAATAAACAAGGGATGTTTCAAATCCAGACCAAGCATCTCAGCAAAGGAAGCAGATAAAGTATGCTCCACATCATCGTAGCACGTAATCCTTTCTTCCCGTTGTGCATATCCAAGAATGGAGCTTCCAAGTAAAGTCTTTGCAGTACTTGTGGCCCCATAGATCTGGGTTATTCGACCTACCGGTATTCCACCTGGAACTCTGCCAGAGATGCCCAGATCTAAAACAGTACATCCCGTAGAACACCAATCGACAATCTCTGGTAGCTCTTTATCGCCAAGCGTATCCCTAACATTCTTTGTTGTCTTCTTCTCTTCAGACATAATACTACTTCTCAGCTTCTTTTCTTACTTTCATTTCCTTAATACGTTCCCGAATACTGGAGACTTTTCTCTGTGCGGTCTCGTTGTCTTTCCCTGGTTCCTCTTTTTCTTTCTCTGGTTCCTTCTTACTGGACTCGCCTCTCGACTTTCCACCACGAACTGCAGTCGATTTTCCCCTCTTTGCCTCATCATCCCCTGACTTCTCCTCTGACTTCTCCTCTGACTTCTCCGATTTATCCTCAGTCACTGTACCACATAATTCTTCCATCATCAGGTCGTACGACGAGTACAGAAGAATATCTTCATAATCCGGCACATCTTCATACCACTCTTCCGGAATTGGATTGTTATCGACAAGTTTGAAACCACCATATCTTGTGTTCTCTTTGGTGGTCCCAGTTCTAACAAACTCAACATCCCTACCATCCTTTGGATCCTCAACATCAACCATCTTCCCGGTTCTCTTGTCCTTAACCAAACTCACAACACCACCCCAAACGGGAAGTGGCATATCGAACCACTGCAATCCCTTCCTCTGAGTCTCTTCACTTTCAACATCGACGACAAACGCCAGATACCTTCTGGATGGTCGAAGAGCGGTAATCTTAGGATCTTTTGGATCTTTACCAACCAACTTGGCCACTTCTTCACATACCGGGCACGGCTTGTCCTGCATATACTTTGGACAAACAAACGTCGCTCTATTCGAGCCAATGTTGCGATGAAAGAAAACTTCAAGTGCCCAAAACTCCCTCAGGTTTGGAGAGATAATTCTAATAAAGTTATCTCCCTGTTTGGTCTTATACTGACCAATTCCAGCTCTCTCCAGCAAATCTCTGCTCACATAATCAAATGTGGTTCTAAATCTCCTCTTACTCTTCTCGACCTCCCCTTCAAGAATCTCTTCTTTACTTCTTCCCATCTTTTTCTCCTTTATGTTCAATCTGTTCAAAATACTTTTTAACTTCAAAAACTGCAACCATAACCGCTTTTGTACCAAAGTACATAAGGAGTATGATTGTACAGAAACCAATAAACACGAAGATAAATACTCTCAAAACTTCAAACATTATTGTTCTATCTCCCTCCCAAAACAGGCCTTAACCACCAAAGCACCAAGCTGAGGCAAGCCACCATAGAAAGACGACTTAGATAATACATCAATCACTTCGGCCATATCTCGTGCAACAACTTCGTCTTTGCAGTCAGTCATCTTCTCAAGTAGATATTTCAAGATTGTTCTTCTTACTCTTTCGGCATCTCCATCCAGTTGAAATACCATATTCAGTATTCTATTCCACTTCTTCTTTCTAACTTCAGGAGCCCATCCCATAGCTTCACACAACTTAAATATCGGTGGATCCATTTCAGTATCTTTGGTTAACATCTGAATGACAATCTCAGTATCCTCTATATCCTTAATCTTCTCTAGATTAACCAAAGCAGTTCGAGCACTACCGTTACTAACATAGATTATTCCATCTAAAAGATCATCTGTTATCTTGAATCCCCTTAGTTCGCAAACGCTTTTCAGAAGCCCCATCATCTTTTTGCTGCTAAGTGGACTGACTTCATACCCGGTACATCTATTCCTGATTGTTCGTATCAAGTTGTGTGGTTCGGTAGTACACAGAATAAAATAGTAGTACTCTGGACAATCCTCAAGCACCTTCAAAAGGGCTTCCTGAGCTGCTGAAGTAAACTGATGAGACTCATCCAGAACATATGTCCGACTCTTACCAAACATTGGTCTCGAATGTGTTTCCTCCACAATCTTTCTGACCGTATCTATACCCCTCAGATTGGCAGCGTTAAGCTCAACCATATCATAGGTTTTACTACCAAACTCCTTTGCAAGTATTCTTGCAATTGTTGTCTTACCACAACCAGTGGGACCAAATAGAAGAATTGCGTGAGGTCTATTAGATGGTTGATTTCCCAACATACTTTGTATTGCCTCAATAGTTGCTTCGTTTCCTTTGATGTCACTCAGTACTTGTGGTCTAACATCCTGATATAACATTACTTTTTATCCTTTCAAAAATAAGCGATGTGGACAGGATTCCCGAACTCACAAACGGATTCACGCTATCGGATGCTCAATCCGTAATTTTGTTCCTGCGAGCACGATCTCCGACTCCTCAGTCGCCGCATCGCCTATTAAGTTTTCAAAAAAGATAAGTTGGTAGATAGGATTCTTACCTATTGAAGCCTCGCGGGTGCACACTTGTCACGCTAACCTTCCTTTCCTGGCATTGTGTATCACAACAATTCTTTTGAGGTGTACCAGCCCATAATCCTCTACCCAATGGTGATGGACGCCTAACTCCATCCCGCACTTTGAACATTCTATGCCGTGGTCATCTTCGTCAGTCATTTTTCTGGCTCTTTGCTCCTTTCAAAATAAGCGCCACTGCACCGTTATTTACTTCACTTGTCAAAACCAATTACCTTGACTATCTTGCATAACTTTCCTCTTACATCTTGGACATACTCCATAGAAACTACAGCCATCAAAGCCTTGCTCTATTGGTGGTAAATGCCATCCCATTTTGTCGCAAAACCATTTTGGCAACCAACGATTAAAGAAGACTGCTGACCATAAAAGCATCAATGTTCCAGTAACAATCAATACTAAAAATTTTATTGCCATTTTTTCTCCTTTCAAAAAAGAATGTGATAGGCAGGATTACCCCACCCTGCATCCAGCGGCCCTCTATAGCAGTTACTGACTAACGTTAGGGATTCCACTCTTACCTCGGTGCTGCCACACCGGCTACCACACTCTTTACTTTTCAATTAGGACAGGCAGGATTCGAACCTGCATTGTGATTTCCGGTTAAACCGCTGGCTACCATACGCGCTTTGGCCACAACCTGCCAGACGGAGAGAGCGTCTGCCAATTCCGCCACTGTCCCATATTCGGTTTTCAAACCCCCTGTGGACGGCCTGGCCCACACCCAAAACCAGACCGCCCGACAAGAGGGGTTGTTAATAAATTATACTTTCAACCTCAGGAAAACATTACAGAAAAATACTAAATATCTTCCATATCCAACCAATTTTCACCCACACCATAGGAAACTCTGAGTGGAATATCTCTTTGCCATTCAAATCTCTTGGAGCAGAACACTTCATCAATGGGACCAACTACATCATCCACTTCCTTTGGATCCACATCAAAAAGGCCACTATCGTGTATCTCGGCTACTGCCATTGACTCAAACGATTTACTTATCATTCTCTCATCCACTCTTGCGAGTGCGTCCAGAAATAGGTGGAAGCATGGACCTTGTACTGGTGTGTTGTATAACTGAAAATCACTGAGAGGACCGTGCCTTATAAACCCACTGGCACAGAGAATAAACCCATTTTCTTTGTAAAACTTCAAAGTTCGCTGTTGCCACTCTCTGACTTCCCAATACTGCTCCCAGAACTCATCTTGAGTCTTTTTTATGTGACCAGTTGTCATTTCGGGAAATGATTTTGCTATCGACTCATACGCTGAACCATAAAAACTGGGAAATACAAAACCATTCTTGATCCTAAATCTTTCTTCCCCACTCACTTCAGCTTTTGAATATATCTTGCGAGCCCACTTAGAATGAACATCAATACCACTCTTAATTTCTTCACCAAGAAAAGAATCGCCGGAAACCATTGCAATCCCACAAATCTCTAGTCCCTTGTAATCTGGCTCAATAAAGACATGTCCCTCCCTAGGTATAAAAACCCTGCGTATCTCAGCCAATGCTTCCTCTCTTTTTGGAACACTCTGAATGTTTGGATCATTTGCCGAAGATCTAAATGTCTCAGCAAAGTTCATATTGTAAGTTGGATGAATGAATCCAGAACTATCAACTGTTAGTAAGATCTCTTTTGTCTTCTTTAAGAAAGTTTCGGTCTTTCTATATCTAAGAACCTTATCTATAAACCCCCTCAATTCCTCATCCTTCGTTCTCGTTTGAATAGCTCTTAAAACATCTTCGCCTGTAGCCTTCTTCTTGTATGCTACTACCCCATATCCTCTATAAATAACCTGTCTCATTTGAGGATGTGAACTCGGATTGAATTCGCTTTTACCTCCCTCTACATATTTCTGAACTTGTTTATCACCCCTAACATCTCTCAAACGTTCCTCTAATCTCTTATTATAAGTTTTATTGAACTCATTTAAGAGTCTCATATCGATTCTAACACCACGTTCCTGCAGATTTGCGAGAACCGGAAGGCATCTTGTAATAAGCTCATTGAACTTTCTGGTGTGATTATTCAAAGCGTTAGAGTTTTTATGAAATGCCATTATAGTATATCGAGAATCCAAACTACTATAGTTTGCAACTTGCTCGACATCCTCATTCTCAATGTTAGCAACATCGACCATTTTCTTGTACTCGTGGCCGGTCATCATATACGTCTGAAAGCCCAAACTCGTAACATTATGCCTACAATTAACTACGTGAGTTGTGACCATAGTATCCATAATAAAGTTATTCATTCCTGTTCCAATATGCCTCCTACTCCAAAGTTCTTCCATATTAAAGCCCTGAACAACCTTTGGTGCATCACTCTTAAGAAAGTTGGCCAGTTCACGATAAACCGCTGCCTGTTCTATAATGTTCCAATCTGGATTAGCCAACCATATAGCATAACCAAATCTTGAGTCATTGGATAATGAAACCCATAGTAGTTTAGCATCGTCGTCGTATGGTGAGATTGTAGTAGCTTCATAATCGTAGGCAACCGGTATCTTTGAAGCACTAAACTTCTGAAGTACATCCATTGCCTCGTTAGATTCGAGAACGAGTTTGTTCGCATCAAAGTTAAGTGGTTTTGGAAGTGGTTTGTTGAGGTATTCCAAAACATCCATCATATTTGAAATAAAGAATGACTCATCTCTTCTATTTCCTCTTAGAATAAATGAAGGGTGAAAACATGCACCAACCCAACAACCCAACCTCTGGCAAGGTACCACTTTTCCACTAATGGAAGAAATGGTTATCTTCTTAAGTGTTTCTGGACGAAGCACTTCGTTTATGGCTTCACCACCAAGACAGATAATCAACTTTGGTTTTATCTCTTCGATGTCAGTATCAAGAAACCTTCTGCAACACCTAATCTGCTTATCTGTTGGATCGTTTGTATAACACGCCACTATATTAGTTCGAATACAATCTGCAGTCAGATCAATACCAAAACCTCTGGTCACAGACTTCAAAAACTTACCAGACTTACCCACAAAAGGAATACCATCTCTATCCTCTTCCCAACCGGGACAAAGGCCAACCATCAGAATATTCTTCTTTCCTTGCCCAAATCTTTCAATCTTTCCACTCTTGGTCTTTTTGAGCAACCCACAAGTTTCACAGTTGTACTCCTTCGACCTGGAGCTTTGTCTCACACCACTACGTTTCCCAGTTCGTCGCTGTCGCCCCTCCTGTTTAGCGGCCTCAATCTCATATCTACTAAGAAAAAATGCTTGTTGCTCTGGCATCGTCAACTCACTCTGGGTTTGATGATAAACTCAAAAGTACCATCACTAAACAAAACAGTAGATGCATCTTTGCTGTAGCTAAACCCAGAACAACTCGAAAGAATTTCCTTGAAAAGCGCTGGGTTAACGATAAAACTTGTCTTAGCAGGCATCTTCCGATCTATCTTAACCTCTTCAAACAACTCTCCAGTCTCCTGCTGAAACGTGTGAATGTTACAAAGATTGCCATCTATCTCAATCACTATCGCTTTGTCCACATCTATTACATCTTTCTGAAACACCAGATGTCTATCAACAATCTCACTCAGGGGAGTCAAAAACTCAACAGAGACCATATCTTCCCTCTTTGGAAAGAACTCACCCAAATCCCGATATTCACCCTCCAACCAAACTGAGCTTGCTGAGATTCCGTCCGATGTTTCTATAGCTATCCCATCATCTCCATAGACCACAGAGTCCAGTGATGTTTCCAGTGCAGAAAGCAGGTTGATAAATTCAACTCTGAAAACTTTGCCACTAAGACCACAATCATTTTCCAGGGGTATTCGGATAATTCTGAGTTTATCAGTAGCATATACATATTTGCCCCTAACACTCACACCACGTAAAGCAGCAGAACTGGAATCCCTTGATACAACAGGAATGCATTTGTGCATAGCCAACACTAGTGTCGTATCGATTTTACCACTCAGGGGAAAACCTTCTTTCTTAACCGCTATAAGATTTGAATCTGCTTCAACGAGATTAAAATCCCCAAGAATGTTCTCCGAAACAACTCTTAACTTCTCTTTATAAACTTCTAGTTCTATCTCATCTTGAGGTAATCTTTCGAGAAGATCCACAACCGGATCGGCCTTAACAAGAATATCAAACTCAAGATTCATTTCCAACTTCTTCTCAACTGAGACAAACCCATCAGAAGCAACAACTTTATCATTACAAAATCGGAAGCAGGAGAAAACAGGAATAATGGTATCCTTCCCAACCACCTGATAAACAACTTTCAGATCTTCAACTAAACTCTTTCTATTTAGCTTCATAACCATTCCTCTTAAAAAAATGATTGTTCATGGTCTATAGAACTGACTTTTTGCTTTGAGAGACTCTTCAACAGGGTCTCGTAGTACATAATGTTAAATAACCACCTCGATCCATAATCTTCACCAAGTTGTTTTAACGTAAAACCGGTCTCATCCAGATACTCTAGCAATTTCTCCATCTCAACTTTGGAAAATGCAACTTCAACATGATCACTAATACAATCCCTCTGTTTGAGTATATCAGAAACGCCCAACATAACTGGTGGTTTCTCAAAAGTAAACTCACCCTTCTTAAAATCATAACGAGGCACGAAAATTGAGCCGTATGCGGCAACCTGTAACCACGTAGTACTATCCAAACTGTACCACGGGAATCGTGTCATAACAAACCAATCAGTTTTTCCAAACACATGTATCCTAGTCTTTGGACTTCTTTCAAGCATGATGGAAAAAAGTTGATTAAAACATCTTAACTGGCCTTTTCTATCATAACCACCACCTACCGCTCCACCAACCCCAACATACTCATAGTTATCCAACATACGAATAAAGTGCTTAACATCTTCTCCAAGATGATATACGGGCATAGGACTTAGTCCCTGTGACTCCATATACTCCTGATTCTTCCATGAAGCTTCTGGATCGTAGATAACGTCGAGATTAACATACGCGTTGAAAAGATCTTTGTTCTCCTTAATAAACTGGACATACCTGTCCAAGTATTCTCTTTTGTCCTTCTCACTAGCTTCCTTACCCTTCTTGGAAGCAAGCCGAAGAAACGTAAATGCCCCAGAATCCAGAAGAATCTTAGTATTTCTCTTCTTTAACTCTGAAAGAAACTTCTCCTTATACCAAAACGACTCAAGTGAAAATATCCTTCCAGCATCAACTAACTCCATTATCCCTTTGATATTACTTGCCGATGAAAGCAAGCCCACCAAATATATTATTTTATTGTGCATGATATCCGCCAAAACCAATGATGGAATAAAATTCATGGCGGGTTTTGGGATTACTCAGGAACGCCCCACTCAACTTGCTTGTGATAATCTTACCTCTTTGTTTTGCACCACGTATCTGCATACAAGAATGTTCACCCTCAACATATGCCGCAGCACCAAGTGGTTTCACTCTTTCAAGTGCTTCCACTATATCAGAAGTAAGCTGCTCTTGGAGAACAGGTCTCTTAGCCAAAATCACAACCAACCTGGCCAGCTTAGAAACCCCAAGAACATATCCATCCGGAATATATGCCACACATATTCTATAGTGAACCGGCAAGAAGTGATGAGGACACATCGAAAATGTATCAACTCCTTTACATATAACCATCTCGCCGTAATCACACTTAAACTTAGCCGAAAGAATTTCTTTCACTTGCTTACTGGTATCCCTAAGACCTGAGAACATCTCTTTGTATGCCCTCGCTACCCTCTCCGGAGTACCCTTTAGATTTGGATCACTCAGATCCAATCCGAGTGCCCAACTCATCCCTTGAAGAATACTCTCCCAAGCATCCACAATCATCCTCATTCCATCTTCTTCGGAAACATCCGGAAGGGACTTATCATCAAAATTATTTACCATTTCATCCATTCCATTCATCCCACATCAATCCTTTCCACATCAATCCTTTTTAACAAAGTTTCCTTGCCATACTTCTTTCCAAAACTATCTGGATCTTCGGTTTTTGGTAGCTGAACTATCCTAACATCATCTATAAACGCCCTAAATACTTTTGCCTTCTCTCTTGCAATAAACCAAGCATCACCATCCCAACAAAAGATAAGGGACTTTGGTTTCTTTTTTAATACTAAATCAACCTGTGCCTCCGTAAGAGTAGTTCCAAAACTGGCACAACTACCTTCCCCAAAACGCCATTCATCAAAAATTCCTTCAACAAGTACTAACGTTGAGTTTATATCATCGTAACCATACAAATACTCCTTAACATCGTCGCTGGATAAATACTTAAGCTCTGCAGTTCCAGCCAAATCTACTGCCTGATATCCAACCAATTTCCCTTCAAAAAGAACGGGAACAATCATTCTATTCATAAATGGACCAACGCGACAAATCCCACAACCATTCATAAGGGCTGTATCAAATGCTATACCCCTTCTTTCGAGAAAGTTATTGAGCAGTGGAAAGTCAATATCATAATCCAACAACTCAAAGTAAGGAGGCAATAATATCTCTCCAACGCTGTTTGGTTTTACTCTCTCTTCCTGCTCACCCGCAATCAACTGCCTAATCTGGTCTATTGCTTTGATTTTGTGTGATACAACCGGCTTGCTGATTAGTTCCTCAATTTCCTCTTGAGGCCAGTTGGTTATGTGTCGAAGTAACTGCCCGAGTGGTCCACTTACCCCACATCTCCAGCAGTGATAGATAAGACTATCTACAAATATACCACAATGATTGCTATGATCTCCACAGAAGGGGCACTGAACGTTTACCGAATTGTTACTGACATTCTTTCCTTCCAACCAGTACTGAACATCAACTCGATCAAGAATCTCAGCAACTCTCTTCTTCCCTGAATGCATCAACCCATCCTAACTTTTATTTTCCTATACTCCTTATAGCTTCCCCTATTCCGTACTGGTGCAGGTAAGTCCTGCTCCCATCTCGTGCCATATCCCGATACGATTAACATCGAAAAAACTCTGTCCTCCGACCATCCAACCTTATGTAATTCACTCAAAAACGACTGCATCTCAATGTCGTACGACTCTCCAAGCATATCGTACAGATTTATCAAATCCTTAAAGTGTTCCACCACCCTTCTGGGATCACACAAATCCCATTCACAAGGCCCTTTTATCCCTTCGTTCACTGCCAACATATCTAATTCCTTCACGATTTACCATTCTTTTACCCATATAAATTATACAATATGTTTGGGAACTTCAAAATAATATCTTTACAACGTTTTCAACTCATATAAGTTTGCCGACCTGTCATCCACCATATAATTATACTGTGGCTTCCCCAAAATCAACTCGTGAAATAAAACATTATTTTGCTCCAACCACTGTAAAGTCACTTCTCTGTCCTGTTCATATCTACTACTGAAGAGAACAACTTTGTACCCACTAAAAACAAGGGCGTTAACCTTCTTTATGGCACCAAATACTGATGTTCTGTACTCATAATCATGCCCTCCTGTCTCCTTTGTTAGAACGCCATCAATATCAACAGCAACAGTCCTCTCTTTCAAATCTGAAAAATTGTTATCATCGGCTTGCATAAGTAAACGGTACTCACTAACTGCCTTCTTTATTGTCTCATTTCTGGATGCAACGTACTTACCCTGAGTAGCTCGTGCATAATACTCACCAAGAAGTTCGTCGTTGAAAAAATGCATATGAATACCATTCGCCCAGAAGGCACACCATTTCCTAAAACAGCACCGACACTCGCCACAATATCTATCATAAGGGAAATAGTCGGTTACCATCTCTTCTCCACTGGAATAGCAGCTAACTGTTCTCAATAGACCACTTAAAGACCCTTTGACGCCCAAATACCACGAAACCACTTCGGCCTTTGTTTCATCCCAAAATGGACTCGTAACCTTTATCACTCTGTTATTCAACCTGCTAAGAAGACTGGAAAACTCCGCAAAGATCTCTTCGTTTTTGTCGTTAACCACATCGTCTTTCAGGCCAGCCATTACAATCTCATCACCATACTTGCAAGCCAACATAGCAAAGTACAGATTTCGCATCGGCAAGAAGGCGTTTCCACCTTCACTCTCTTCCCTATTAGCCAGGTGTATTGAGTTATCGATAATGGTCTCTGGAATCAATTCCCTAATTATCTTTGTTTCCATCTTGGTACTTGGTGTACCAACCGGGAAATAAACCGTTTGTGGTTTGCCAAGATAATACCACGCTGCGTACGAATCTATACCACCACTAAACAAAACTATCTTCTTACTCATCTTTCATTATCCTTTCCAGCGATTCCAAGCAGCGGTCGCATAACGCCAGCGAATCATACTTCGCTCGTGCTTTGACTCTGCGTCCCATCCTATTATTTTTCGCTTACAGTATGAACAATTTTCTTCATCATCACAGATTGCCACGTGGCAACACTCAGTAAACATAGTGCTATTTTTACCCGTAGGGGTTAGTGGTAGAACGCCCATATTGTTATTAAATCTTCCCACAGGATACCCTGGATTATAGTCTGTTCTCATTTTGACCTATAGAATCTTGAAAAAAATCCACAACCACCACTTACTCTTCTGCCTCTTCCTCACTCTTCCTCTGCAGTTGCAGTATTTATAGAGCTGTTCTTATGTCTTTTTCGTCTACTGCCAACGTATACAGCACGTTCAGTTTTTCTTCGTATTCTGTCTTCTTCATTTCACTATCTCCTTACTATCTTTCTTTTCCCTTCTGTTCTGTTATGCCGTACTTAGGATAGTGTACATAATCCGAGAAGGGTATTGTTCCCCTCTTTATTGCATTAGCATCCCAGTGTGTATTCCAGATACACCCACGACAGTACCGTCGAGCCAGTCCCATCCAGTACTTGGTAAACTCCTCAAATCTATCTGCTATTTCCCATAGGTAAAACTTGTTGGGATCGTTGATAATGTGAAAGTCGTCGCAGCAGTAAACCTCCCCGGTATTCTCTACAGTTATCCAACTTGGAAACACGTCCTTCTCAACGCAGTGCCAGTCGTAGTTAATGAGAACTTTAGGATACTCTTTCATATAGTCAAGAAGCAGATTACTCCAGTGAACAAGATGGTTCTGCTCCTTCAAAATCTTGATTTCTTCCAGCATACCAACTACGCCGGGAAGATCTTCTTCTTGAAACAACAGCTTCTTGGTCAGTTCGGTATTTCTACACTTACTGCCGGGTTGTCCCCTATCAGGATGAATAAAGTCAAACAGCGTCCAGATGCCTTCCTTTGTCATTCTTCTAACAATATCGGGAATCTGCTTATAGTTCCTCCGGTTGATTGTCACAACAATAGCAACATCTCTTAGATCACTAAACTGATCTCTAAACCAGCGAAGGGTCTTAATACCAATCTTGGTTTTTGCTGCAGAGCTTTCATCGTACGTTTTATCTCCATCATACGATACCGTTAGAGACCTAAGACCAGCATTGTAGAGCTTGGTTAGCTTCTGCTTCAATTGGGGTACAACACAACTTGTAATAACCGTGCTCTCAATGTGGCTTCCCGACAGCATAGCCACAAACGCAGGCAAGTGCTCAAAGTCTTCCAGTGGTTCGGCGCCATAGATTGCACAAAATCCACAGTCCAGCTTCTTTAACTGTTGAACTCCCTTCTTCCATAGTGCCATATCCTTATCGGGTCTTGTATTCGTCACCATAGCGCAGTATGGGCAAGTCAAACGACAGACTCTAGACCATAAGATTTCGGCTTTTACCAACTGCATGTTAATTGCCTCTCTATGTTACCTCTAACACGAGCGTCTTCTGGTTGATTCAACTCAAGATAACTCCTAATTACTGTACGACTCTTTCTCTTTGGAACACCCATTAAGACCTTTATCAAATCCTTTGGTGGATCCAAAAGAACAGCTATGTATTTCTTCTCAAGTGGTGATAATACACCAATCAATTCCATTATACTAACAAAATTGAAAGGATCGGGTAGTTTTTTTGATTTTTGGGGAATTTCACTCTCCGAGTCTGTTGTTACCGACCTGTAACTCTTTGAGACCATAGTGGCAAAATGGTTGTTTAAGCAAACTGACAACCAGGTATGAAACGTTGCTCCCATATTTGGTTTGAAAGACTCACAAACCGACAAAAACACCATCTTCCCTTCCTGCACAACATCTTCAAAGGATACCACTGAACTAGACTTCATCTTACGATACGCTATTGCAGCACAAGTCTCTACTATCTTCTCACTCTTCTCGTCCAACTCCCAAATACTCTCCCAAAACACAATAATCACCTCTCTTTCCCAAAAACAACCCATCGGGACTATGGCCAGAGCTGTCGTATTCACACTCAAACTGCGAGGATAGAGTCTGAAGTACCCCAACTTCGCCCCGACGGGTCGAAATGCTTCTTTGATATGAGTTATGGAACCGTGAATACGACATTCTTTAACTCCACTTTTATTAGTATAAGAGATGGTCCCAAAATAATCAAGAAAAAAATACAAGAATTTTAAGTTTTTTTGTATGTTGAATGTATAATAACATTGTGGAAAAGTATTTGTCGAACAGACAAGATATATTATAAACTTAACTATGGAACAGAAACCGTCGGGGAACATTTCTACTCCTCCCACTGGTTCTCGCCAGTCTTTCCACTCCCCGACGGTTTTTTATTTGAATGAGAACGAAAATGGTAGACTTTAACGCCGGAAACAAAGCTTTTCTACCACCCAAACCTAAGATATCTTTAGCAAAATTGAGAGAAAATCATCCTGAACCATCTCAAATTATGGACGAACTTATTCTGAGTTTTGCTCAAAACTACGCCAAAGAACACTCTAATGTACAGAGCTTTGGATTAGAGAAAACTATAGAATTAACCGAAGAGCTCTATGATAATGGGTTTTTGAAGTGTATTTATGATCCCAACACCAAATCGTTTATAATGGGCATCTGGGATCCCCTCAAGGGTGAGTATATGTACACTTTTCCCAAATTCGAAGGAAGATAAGTTTGGCTCTTAAAGATAAGTATCTTACTAAACAGAAAGAAAAAGTAAGAAATGGGTGAGAATAGAGAAAACGAATATGGACACGAAACCTAAAGAGAGAAAAGAAGATAGCAATCCAGAGTTAGATCCAAAACCAAGCTACTTTGTTATCATCCCGGGCAACATAATGTATGACAAGCGTCTACCAACCAAAGCAAAATTGCTTTACGGTATAATAACTTCGCTGTGTAGAAGGGAGGGGTTTTGTTGGGCAACAAACGAATATCTCGCAAAACCATTTGAAGCACACAAAACAACTGTAAGTAAATGGATTGCAGCTCTCGAAAAGTATAAACACATCAAAACAATGATAGATAAGCTTGGTAACCGTAAGATCATACTATCCATAGCTGAGGGGGGTATTGGTCGTGGGACCAAGGGGGGTATTGGCGAAATGACCAATACCCCTTGGCGAAATGACCAAGGTATATATACTAGTAATATAAAAGATAATAGTAATATACCCCCAACTGACGTTGGGGGTATATCTAAACATCCTAAGGACAATATTTCTACCAAAAAACTCTTTGATGTTAATTCTCTTGAGTATCGACTCACACAAATCTTACTCGATCTTATCCTCGAGAGAAGACCAACCTATTTCCCAAAGATTGTTGGAAACAAAGTAGTCTACCAGAAACAGATTCAAGACTGGTGCGTTGATATGGACCATCTACTCCGAATCGACAAGAGAGATCCAGAACTTGTCCTCGATGTGATAGAATGGTGTCAGAAAGAATCCTTCTGGCAGAAGAATATCATCTCAACTTCCAAACTAAGAAAACAGTTTAGTAAACTTTGTGATGCAATGGAGGTGGAGAAAGGAAATGGCAAAACATCTACCAGGTCACCTACCTACGAAAAATCAAACAACCCCAAACTCACAGAGGAGTTAGTGAAGTCATACAGAAGATTCATAAGAAGCCCCAGATTCAAACCAGATGATACAGATATGGGAAAGTTTAACAAGGCAACCAACTTGATGATTCAGTTCTACGAAGTGAGAAAACATCCAATCCCAAAGATAATTGAACCAAAAAACCCTTTAAGTTCACGGGTTATGTGGTCTGAAGTTAAATGGATTGATTATCTCTTCAAATGTGTAGACAAAAACCTGAAGAAACGTGGCGACACACTATTCCCTGGACACTTATGCAACGAAAAGTTTTGGACTGTACAGATGCCTCAATATCTGGACGAGATTGGAATATTGTAAAATGGAATTATCGACTCACATAACCGTAGGTGCTGCTATAGAGGGTACAGCACAGCTATTGGAACCCTTTGTAAAGAAAATAAGAAAAATCTACGTAGTATCAAACGTTGAATACGACACCAAAGATAACATATCGTGGGTAAAGTTTAACATTAAAAGTGGTTTGGGTGGGACCAAAGAGCTTTCAGCACTTGTAGAGATTGCATCTTGCAGTATAGATGTCGATCCAGAAGACATTCTCAATATGAAGATCAAGCAAAGAAGAATTGTCCTCGCCAGAAGAATCGTTATGGTGGTACTGAGATACAGACTTAAACTTTCATCTGTAAAAGTAGCAAAGTTGTTTAGCTGCAATCACGCGTCTGTCTTATATGCCTGCAGAAAATTCAACACAAAAAACCTTACAATCTTCACGTGTTCATTAGAAGAAGCATATACAATTGTAAAACGGAGATGCAAAAAATAAAAGGGTAGCAAGGATGGCTGAAGTTATTTCCCAAAGGGTACAGGATTCATTTGTTTTGCTGGCTATAACGGATACAAGATTTTTGGAGTTATCGAGAAAAACAATTAAGCCGGAATACTTCTCATCTCAGGTGACAGAAGACGTAGTCAAGATCTGTTACTCGTACTTTGACCAATTTCACGAAGCTCCAAACAATCACTTCCACGACGAAGTCGTTCGCTTTCTTTACAACAAAGACGAAAGAGAAACGGACAGATATCTAACGTATCTCGAAAAACTACAAAAACTTCCCAAACCAAACCAGGATTATGTTATACGCAGAATCAATAACTTCGTACAGGCAAGAGAGTTTGAAAATGCAGCCATAGAGTTTGTGAAATTGACTGAGCATGGTAATTTTACGCAAGCCAAAGAGTTGATGCAAAAAACGCTACGCGTTGGAATTGCAAAAGAAAGTGTTGGACTAAAGTACTTTGAGGAAGATATACCAACGTACTATGGCGATTTACAGTTAAGAGAAAAACTTATTGGTACGGGTTTCCCCATCCTGGATCGATATCTCAAAGGACTAAAAAGAGGACAACTTATTTGCGTTTTGGGTGGTTACAAAGGAAAGAGGAGTTGGATGTGTATCCACTTGGTAATGCACGCTCTACTTTCCGGCAAATCGGTACTACATATCTCACACGAAATGACCCTAGGTGAGGTAGAAGAGAGATATGATATGATGTTAGGTGGGTTAACCAACGCCGATGAAGCGAAGTTAATGACATACAAAGAGATAGATGAAAGTGGACGCTTGAGCAGGGTTTGGGAAGAAGAGGCGGCTACGGTCTACAACAAACAAGCAGTAAGTCACACAAGGGAGTCAGTAAAGAAACTAGGGGGCCAACTCATCATCAAGAAGTACCCTATGGGTACTTGTACTATGGAGGAACTTGACAGATATCTTGATTACCTTGAAACATACGAAGGATTCATTCCAGACGTGCTTATCAACGACTATGTTGAGATTATGAAACTACCGCTTGGCCAATCTTCAGCTATGAGAGATAGAATAAATCAGGCGTACATAGATCATAAACGTATTGCAGATGAAAGAAACATTGTTGTGATAACAGTTAGTCAGGCAGTACGATCTGCTCTAAGGAAGGCACAGCTAAGCCAAAAGGACTTTGCAGAGGATATTAGAAAGCTCGGCAACGTTGATATTGTACTAGCGCTTTCGGAAACAGATGAGCAGGCTCAACAGGGAATGATGAGAGTATTTGTACTGGCCAATCGTTCAGGTCCACAGGACTTTGGTTGTATGTTCAGTACCAATCTGGATGTAGGTCAGTTTTGTACAGACTGCTGGCCAATTAGAAGACAGAATGAAGAAGGGGAAGATGAACCAACCGGCTAACAATCCAAGAAAAATCTTAATGAGGTACATAGTATACCTCACAGTGAGATCTCCGATTGTGACGGGTGTAGGATAGGTAGAATGGTTAAATTGAAGTGGTTGAAGCAAGGATAATAGGAGAAAATGATATGGCTGAAGATAAATGTTGGCTATGTGGGCAAGATGGTGCAGATACTACAATTGTAGTTGAATGCGATGTACCCAATGGTAAGCATACGGAACCACACGAAGTGAAAGTGCATTTTGGGTGCTATCTGGATATTGAATCCTAAGAGGAGAATGATATGTATGACTACAATAAAATACAAAAAATGAATACTGAATCTTTTGATGTCGAAGGCAATCTTATTATCACGGGCGATGTGCTTAGTGATTTGAAACGGTTGCAAAGCAAAAAGTACATTACCTTAGTACAGGCAAGAGAAATGGCATTATTTACTGCTGAGCGCTGTCAAGAACGAAGAAAGTGGCAGGATACAAAAGACAAGAACAAGCGGCTGAGAGACTGCCTTGACGAAATCGAAGCGGTATCTTGCGGTGAAGACCAGGTTGCCGACGACGATTCAGAAGGTATGGGATGGATTTACAAAAGAATACAAACCCTGAAAGGCAAGTGAGATGGGTGATTTTATTGGTGATAAACAATGCGTAACTCATCACAACGCATGCGATTGTAGGGAGGAATACTTTAGGTCGCTAAAAACCAATAACGAGTGGCTGAAAAAAGAGTTAGCCGAATTCCAAGAGGCGGAAGGCGCTATTTGCCCCGAAGATGTAGGATTTGTCGAGTACATAAAAGCTCTCAAGGACGAGAACAAGCAGCTGAGAGCTAAAACTATTAGTTCACTGCAAAGAGAACTTGCAAATCAATGTATAAAATTTACCAAGCAAAGTGATGGTGGATTTGCAAACATACCATTAGGTTTTAATTTAGGCGAAGATATTGGATTGATTACCCAAGCAGAGCAAGCTCTGAAAGGAGATAAATGATATGAACAAACGAAAACTTGAACCTTGTAGCAATTGCGGCTTGTATGGTTATACGGAAATAAGTCATTCTTATAAATGGACCATATTTTGTGGGGCATGCAAAACTGGTTATGTTTCTCGTTTTTTAGTTTTAGCGATATGGAAATGGAATAAATCTTGGAGAAAAAAGAAACGTTTACATATTCTGAAAGGCAAGTAATATGACAAAAGAACTACAAGCAGCAATTGAGACAAATGATGCAATATACGCAATCTGGCCAAATGTAGGTCTGGCTGGATATAGAGGCAGTGTAGCACACGGCACAGCTGGAGATATAATTGACGACATAGACATAGGAGGCGTGTTCGTCGCTCCTGAAGCACACTATTTTGGACTCACTTCATTGAATCATATAGAGAAAATAGGAGTTGCTGACAAGTACGATTTTGCACTCTTTGAGATTCGTAAGTACTTCCGACTGCTCTTAAAATCTAATCCCAACGTGTTGAGTTTACTATGGCTTCCACAAAACTTATACATTGTCCAGAGCGATTGGGGCAAAGAGCTCATTGCTAATCGAGAATTATTTATGAGCAAAGCCCTATACAAGAGCTTTGGTGGTTATGCTTATGGTCAACTCAACCGGATGACTCACCCTTGTACTAACCAAGCATATCAAGGCAAAAAACGCAGAGAACGATTTAAGCAGTTTGGTTATGATTGCAAGAATGCTGCCCATCTGATTCGTCTTCTGAGAATGGGTATTGAAGCACTTGCAACTGGAGAAATCAATGTTGCAAGACACGATGCCAAACAACTCAAAGAGATTAAACGTGGCGAATGGTCACTTGCAAAAGTGGAGCAAGAGGCAGAGAGATTACAACACTTGCTTGATGAGGCCTTTGTTAAGTGTTCTCTACCAGCTAAGCCCACTTATGAGAAGGCAGAGCAGTTATTGATAAGTATTTTAAGACAAACTCTGAAAGAAGGTAAATGATATGGCAAACGGAAATAAGCGGCGGATGTGGACTTTGCCCGAAGAAAAAGACATCTTTCAAGAATATGACAAACTCCGAACCGAGAACAAGCGGCTGAGAGAGGGCTTAATAAGAATCCGCAAATCAACTGAGATTATGGAAGCTCGGAGATTTGCCGAGCAAGCCCTGAAAGGAAAATGAGATGGATATGGCAAAAATCACGATTGGTTATACGGAAATGCAAAGAAGTTGCTCGAATTGTGGTTATAGTTACAAGCATTGCGACCGGGGTGTTGGCGAGTGGTTGAGGTGCAGTTTATTAGATTCTATGGATGGTTCAAACAGAAAATGGAATCCTGTATCCGTGAAAGGTGTTTGTGAAAAATGGAAGCCCTGAAAGGAGAATGATATGGCAGTTCATTTTTTAATCAGTTACCAAGAATATTATATGGCAGGTTTGCATCATCGAGCTTGTGATATTGGTATTGCTCGATGCACCGGAGGCCGTACTAAAGAGCAAGGGTCGTTTTTGCGTAGAAATGTAAACTGTGGCAATTGCAAGCGAACTAATGCTTTTAAGCAAGTTTTGAAAGGCGGCGAGTAAAATGGCAGGATGGAGATTATTAAGCCACAAGGTAAGAGATACGCCGGATGGCGGATGCACCATTGATTTTCGGATACTTGAAACAGGTAATGGAACACGAGATGGCGAATCTGATTTTCTCAGAACCGAGAACAAACGGCTGAAAGAAGAAATCATTATGCTTAAAACTCAACTATTGGGTGGTTCGGAAAATGACAGTTGTGCAATCGAAGGAATGGATGAAGCACAAGCCCTGAAGGACGAGGATGTTTGACCGACCACCGCCACAATGGAGTGAGCAGCAGGTAAAGGATGAGATGATTCTGCTCGGCATCTCCGACCCTTTGGTTCACGAGGGATATTTTTTACACTATCACAGTCAGGGTTGGAAAAGAGGAAATGGGCAACCGATAATGAGTCTTAAATCTCACATCACAGTATTGAGAAATTCGGGCTTTTTGTG